GTGTGCAACTGTGAAGAAGTTGACTGAATAGCATTCTGGTTGGTGTTATCAAAGCCAAGAGATGTCCATCCAGAGGCCAGTTCAGTAACTGCTCTATGGAATTGGGCTGCTCCACGCTCACCAGTTCTCAGAAGGAACTTACGCTCACCAAAATCGAGCTTACCTTCAGAGAGTTCAGAGAGCATATCTTCAAGAAGTCGAATAGAAAAGATGTTATATGAAGTAGTATTACTTACTTCCATCTGCTCACGTACTCCTGAACCTGCTTTGATCTCAATGTTGGACTCACCTTTATTAAGGAATCGTCCTTTTGTGTCCCTGTTACCTTTACCAAACATAAGGGTACGGGCTTTTACTCTAGAGACAGCTCTTTCAAACTGCCAGTAAACCTCTTGCATCCAAGTTACGGATGTATTGGTCTTCCCTGTTTCAGGGTTTCTCGTCTCAACTCCAGAGAAATAAACAGGCTCTACTTTCTGATCGATCATTGCACCAGAAACTTTGTGCTCAAATCTCAGAGTAGAGATGCTGTTCCTCATCAAGTAAGGAGACGTGAATTGAATGTCCGAACCTTTGTTGGACAATTCATCTTCAACGTAAGAAGATTCAATACTAAACCTGTTTCCTGCCACAAGTTCTGTTCCAGGTGCTCCAGCTAATGACTCCTCGCCTCCAAAAAGTTCCGCCTCATATACATAGTTACCACCTTCTTCATAAGGCTCTTCTACCAGTCTAAACTGATAATCATCTGGGTGGATACCACCGATAACATGTACTCTTGAGAAGTACTTTTCTGGGAAAACAAGAAGAATGCGGCTGCGTCCTGCACCTACACCTGTGTCGCCACCTACAACGGTCGCTCCTGCATAACGGGCTTCAACGAGAGGAATACTCCTTTCATCACTACCTACCACCTTCCATACAAAATCGTCGGATGTTTCCAACACTTTCTCTGGAAACTTGGATAACGTAGTGTCTAAGTTTTTCATTCCAGAGTTCTGCAATAGTACGGTGGTAAGCTTAGAAGCCAGCTGGGGACGTAATCCAAAGATAGCGCCCAGGTGGTTCTTCAATGTTAATCCTGACCAGGATTTACCCTTGGTCATAACAAACTTACCTAAACTCATAATTAATTAAATATTAAATGTTAAATTATTATAGTACTAATTCATCACCCAAGACACCGTCGTAGCTTTGATCATCCTGCGCATAAGTAGGAGCACCTGAGGTGTCAAACTTAGTTTTACGCAAAACTTTAGCTAACTTATCTGCTGCTTTTGTTTCAGATGCTTTATTGATTTTGGAAAAATCCTCAAAACCATTAGTCATCTCATACAAGTAGTACAGCTTTACATCAAATTCAATCGGATTCTCTCTCCGATGTTGCATTAACTTATTTTCAGCTACGCCTTGTGGAGACTTGCCTACTACATTAGTAATGCTTTTATAGACTCTATCTTGGATAGATTTATCAACTTTCCCCAGACCTTTTACATATTCTTCTGAATTGTAAACAGCATTCTTGAGATCGTTGTCAATTTTTTCAACACGTCTTTGAGCTTCTATTTGTTCTTTCTCCCTCTGTATTGCAATCTCTTGTAGCTTACGCTCTTGAATTGCTTTCAGAGAACTTAAAGATTCAGTGGCATCCTCTAAGAGGCTTTCGTCACCTAAATCAATAATCTTTTCTAGAAGTCTCTCTGCTTTAGCTTGTGATAACCCTTGTGCAATGTAGTCTTGTAATATAACTTCTTTTGCAAGCTCTGGGTTTTCCTTTAATGTGTCCTCATTAATCTTATCGAGTGTTTGCAGATCTGTATTATACTGCTGGTACTCTGATAATGATACACCCTTTTCTAAAGCTTCGTATCCTTGTTCTCCCACTTTTTCAACCAAATAATCTTTTACTTGGTTATTAATCTCTTCCTTTAATAGAGTTGTTAAATCATCAACTGTTTTAACCTCCTTATCTTGAAGGTTCGCTGAGGGGAGAAGGCCTTGCTCGGCAAGTACTTCGGCAAAGGAAGAGAATAGTTCGGGAGAATCTTTATCCCCCTCAGCACCTTCTTCTTCCTCAGCTACTTTCTCCGAGTCGTCTTCACCCTCGCTGAGTTGTTTTTTATCGTCTTCTTTATCGTCTTCTTCCAGAAACTTTTTAACCTCTTCTGGAGGAGTGTCTTCCTCTTCTTCAGGCTTAGCATCTTCAGACGTTTCTTTTTCAAGCTCTTCCAAATTCACAGGATCGAGCTCTAAATCCAACGGGCCAATATCGTCAAATATGCCCATTTCTAATTTTTCTTCTTCTTCCATAATTTCTCCCTTTTTACAAATATACTATATTAATAATCAAAAATCAAGTAAATCTTAAAATTTCTTTAAAAAACTCCACGGTCGCTAATAGCTATTTCGTGACATTTGAAGTTTGTTTTTTAAGCTTTTTTTCTTCAATTTGTATTTTATCTCTATGTTTTTTCATGTCATTTTCTATCTGCTTCATCTTCAAAAGCTTCTCATCTTTTTGCTTTTGAATTGTAACATCTAGCTTTTCTTCTTCAATTCCATCACCCTCTTCTTGAGCTCTTAACATCTCAATAGCAAGTTTTGTATCATTATCACGCTGATTGAGTAAATCCTGAAGTTTCATCTCAGCAAGTTTAGCTTGCTCCTCTTTCTCCATTGCTTCACGAGCAATCTTATTCTGCTCATCTTGAGCCTGACTTTGACGTTGCTGTAATTCTTTTTCAGCATTTTCTAACTTACGCCTCATATCCTGCAAGGATGGTGAGAAGTATATATCCATTATAGTAGAGAACCCTCCACCATTTTGCATGAATGCTTGTGCATAACTTTTAAGTTCCTGCTCAAGTTGTACAGTCTTAGTAGATGATGTACATTTAATACCATAGTCTGCAGAAGCAAACTCCATGCCATCCATATTAAGAATCTGTATGGTCTGGTCATCTAGTACGTGCTGTACCTTTTTATTATTACCTCTAAGAGCTATTTTAGCAGTCTCAAGGAACGCTTCCATTACACGGAGCTTAACCTTCTCATGCTTATAGAACCACATTTCTGTAATGTGTGATGACTGATTAACAGACCTCTCAACACCAGAAGCAGTTTCATAATTACTTATCGCTCCTTCTCTCTGCTTAGTTACACCAGTAATTTCACCCATCTCAAGTTTAATAAACTCAAGAAGTTGAACATGCTGTTGGATATAGTTACCTGTATCCATATCTATAGAGCGTCCACCAAGAGTGTTCATACCACCAGCTAGTTTACCAGTAGCAGCTCCTTTGTTTCCCTCTTTAAATCCGTCAACTACAGCTATCTTGTTAACAAGTGCATAATGTAACCATTTCTCAATTTCCCAATTCTCTGGTATCTTAGAGATATCCATCTCCATTATTTTACCATAATTGGTGGCAATAGCTTTATTAAGTCTATCCCATATTACATCATACATGTACTGGTAATTCTTACACCTATCTACTAAAGACACTGCTTTACCCTGATTAGTGTTGTAGATCTGACCTACAATTCCAGGATGACAGATAGACGGATTACTCAGTCTATTATATTGAACAGGGCGAGGGCGCATCTGCAAGTAAATATCTTTACCTATTTTAGTGCCTTCCCACCATTCATTGACCCATATTGAGTCAGCTTCTTCTCCAGCAGCTTTATCTAAAACATACTCTTCAGAGCGGAGTTTGTATTGGATATTACCATCTTCATCGTAATACTTTACTTTAAGTACTTTCTTAAGGCTTTTCCAATAAACCCTAAGAACTCTAATATTACCGTTTTCATCAGTATAATTAGAGGAGAAGTAGTGACCGTTAACTTCTGCAAAGTCAAACATTGTATCCAACGCCTCAGATTGCTCAAGACCATTTAGTGAGTCACGCAGTAATGTATGATTGTTTTCATCATCTGTATATGACTCTGTTGAGCGAGATGTGGAAAATTCCATTATGTGATCAATATCCTTTGGCTTTAGTTCATCATGGAAATAATCAACTATTTTACCTGGGGACCAGTGATCTTCTAATATTATAATTGAAGAATCCTCTATTCTATCAGAATTACCTGATCGTACAGAATGTACTTTTAGAGGGTTTAATTTGGTAAGAATTGGTTCGTCATGAACAATCTCTACTTGGTAGATCTCTTCACCCATTATAAGGGCATCTTTGAAACCATCATTAAATATGGTATCAAAATCTTGCTCTGAGTAATAATGCTTAAGAATCTGAGCTGCCATCTTCTCATGCATATCTTGCCATGAGTAAGTCATATATTGATTTAGCTCTTGAAACTTTTGTTCTAGCTCTGCCTCAGTATAGTTTGCTTGAAGAAATTCTACTATCCGCTCAAAGAGTACCTTTTTCTTAGCTTCCTCTTTAGCTGTAATTGCATCAGCATTTGTGACAATAACCTTCCAGTCGAACCTTCTTTTTACTTCTTCTCCTACAAGTAGATTTACCTTAGGTACAAGTATTGGATGGTGAGGTATATTTTGGGGTATAAAGGATGCATCCAGATGGTTAGGATTTATAACATCAGCTATATCCCTAACATCTACGATACCATTATATAGATTAAGATTAATTACCCTATTCTTGAGACTTTTGCGCACGTTCTCATTGTGGTAGAAAGAGTGTTTATCTGCATAATCCAGATTACTTCTTCTCCACTTTTTAGTTTTTCTAGAATAAGGCAGCCTTTGCGGAGGCAAAGTTTGTGTATTTAATCTCGCCATAACTACAAATATACGTTAATATTAATTAAAAAGCAAGTGATTTGTTAAAAATTTTAAAATTTCGTCACGGTCACTAATAGCTATTTCACGTCAATTTCATCCTCAATATTGAAGACATTTAGATTTTTTGCAGGGTTTTTCTCCCTTGGTTTATAATTTCTATTAAAGAAATCACTCTGAGCGTGTGATATAATTTTAGCATGTCGTTGTGCTTTAAGTGACCTACTTCTTTTAAAACGGTCCTCTCTTAATATAAACAACATTATCC